TCCAGAATCGCATGTCCGACCATAGATTTCAGCCGGCCAAATTTTAGCAACTCTTCCAGAAATCTTGAGCGAAATTGGCTTAGGCCGCTGGTGGTCAAAGGGAATATTACTAAATGACCCATAAATGCTTTCATTGATAGTATAACGCCAGCCCTCTCCATCAACACGACGCTTCTTGCCAATAATGGGAACATAGAGTGTAAAAAAGTTAGAAGCAAAATAGCGTCCCGGCTCTGCTATCCACCGGTAAGGAGACGCGGTAGGACTGAAAAACTGGTTGCGTGCCTTGTTAATTTCGTAAGCACACGCCTGTAGTGAAGCAGCATCTGAAAGAAACCCCCCGCCGATATCAATTGTGTTTATAGGCTTTCTCTGATAAGAAGAAAGTAGATCCCGAAATTCGGAACCCGTCTTAATCGCATTATAAAAATTCTCAGGCTTTCCACATTCGGAGCCCACGTGAAAACTAAACCCCGAGCACGGAATCTCATACTTCTGTAGTTCCCGACAAATCTCCGGCCACCACGCAGAAGGAGCACCAAACTTTGCAGAAAAGGGCTGCTTTGAACCCTTATCGTCTACCAGCAGACGGACCAATACTGAACCTTTCCAACCATTCATCTTCAGTTTAACAACCTCCTCGGGGGAATCAATTACAGTTGTATCCACATCCAAGTTCTGAACCGCTCCAATCTCATCAATAATCTTGCAGGGATGTGCAAAGATGATGGGAATTTGCGGTGTTGCTAATGCTCGGACTTCACGCACTTCTCTTAAAGAAGCACAATCGAAACCGCTACCATATTGTGCTAGAGAACCCATTAAAATAGGATTATTGTTACACTTAACGGCATAGTAGGGTTTTACATAAGGTAGAACGGAACGCCATGTAGACCACTGATTCTGCAGGTTTTTGCGATGACCCACAAAAAATGCGTTATTTTTCGTCAGAAGAGTTTTCAGAAGGGAATCCAGTGTTGTGTATGTTATATTGAGCGAAAATTTTTAAGTCCTAACGCTCCTGTCAGAAATCCCACAGTGGCCACTGCTAGAATTAGGAGATTCAGGAGAATTAACTTTCGCGGTCCTGCCATAATTGCGGAGACAATCATTGTTAATGACATTAGATAAAAGATGGGTGGATAGAAGGTGTTTAGGAATAGAAGATATGAAATTAAGAATGCTGCTGCTGAAATTTCTTTAAATGGGCTTACTTCAAACCATGCTTCATTTTGAGTGGAATTCATTTCTTAGCGGGCTCCACAACTTTCTCTGTGGCCGCCGGCTTTTCAATTTTTTGCTTTTTTGCTTCAAGATACTTTTGATATCCGTGCGTCTTTACTACATCGTATGATGTTCCCAGCATCAGAGCTCCAAGTTCATGGGCTCTACGCTCAGCGGGAGATAGCCATGCTAGAAATTCCTTAATGTCCTCCATAGTGTTTTATTTGCTGCCGCGGATTTTCAATTTTAATAGTAGGAATGGAGGAGGACCAATATGAAGAACTAAAGGAGACGCCTTCTGAGGCACAATTATCAACGGGGTTTCAGAACACAAACGTGAACATGAATCAGAACAATCAGCAGCAGAATCAAGAGCAGAATCAGGCCCGAAATGAAAATATGAATGAGAATGAAAATCAAACCGAGGCCAAGAATGAAAATATGAATGAGAATGAAAATCAAACTAAGGCCAAAAATGAAAATCAACCTTCAAGCCAGAATAAAAATATTCGCTACAATAATAATTCAAATACAATTGAATATGGACCGTTAAATAATTGGAAACCTGAAAATTTAGCAAATGCGTATACGCGTATTCTAAGTAAGAAAGAGCGTAGAAGCCGAAAGACAAGAAAGACTAGAAAAGCAAGAAACCGCAAGAACAGAAAAACCCGCAGCCGTAAGTAGGGATGCAACTCAAGCAGTTGACACAGAAAGTAGCGAAAGCCAAGCCCATTTCTTTTTATAGACCTGGTCGTGTAATTCGTGCTAGAAACACAACATATAAACTCAGCAAACCCTATGGAAAAATCCGGGATGGCCGTTTCAATCCACAACTGACACCCCAGCAGATGTTAGAAAAGGGTGTATTTGAAGGCCGTTATATAAATAATGATACTGCTGAGTTCCCCCGCCAATGGTTTCAAGCAGCTTTATCAAGAAAGAAACTCAGTCCTGAGAAAGCCAATCCAGAAATTAACATGTTTAAAATCAAAAGCCGTCTTCCATTAAGCGAATGGCGTTTAAATGGCTGGGTTCCTTCCTCAAAGAAAGTAACACGCCGGCGACAATATGATATTCTTTCTTCCAGCAAGAATCCCGACACCAAAGGGTGGTTTCAATGGTATTGCCGGTACTTTATTGGCCGCCGCCTTCCTGAATTGGACGCAGTCCAAAAGAAACGTTGGATAGCCTTTACACGCCACGCGGGAGCAGTCCGTAAGAATTGTACTGCTGGAGACTTGAAATGTAGGCCGCGGCAAAGACAGGCACTCCTGCAATGGGCTTATCGGCCAACTATTTAATGCGTTTAGACTTAAAAAGAAAGCCCTAGACTAACAATGTGAATGAGTCAAACTCAATCACGTTGGTCTTATAGCTCAGTTGGTTAGAGCGTCGAGCTGTTAACTCGAAAGTCGTGCGTTCAATTCGCACTTGGACCGAAACTCCTCTGAAATAGTTAAACTATTTGAGAAGATAAGAAGTCACCGAAGCAGCAGTTCCGCACAAAAAAGTCCCCCACGCCATATCCACAACAGTCATTTCCAGTGTGTAGCCCTTGAGTGTGGCATAATTGGTCAAATCATATAGACCATACATAGAGAAACCCAATGTGGCACCGACTGCGAATGCTTTTGCAGGATCTTTGGCTACGTTGGTGGCCGCAACCTGAAATACAAAGTACCATACTGCCACAGCAATTAGAATATAAACAGCCAGAGCTGGTAGAAATCGAATTGACAACGGTGACTTCTGAATCTCCGCAAATAGTCGTGAATGATACTCCCCCCGCGCTCCCAGCCAGAAGAGGTCTAAGAATAAACATACCCCGAGAATCAGGCCAATCTGTTTGAGGTCCTTAGTATCCAGCATATCCCTACTTTACTTTCGGGATATAAAACCAGCCCCCCATCAAAAACTAATGACAGAAGAAAATATTTCTCTTGAAGCCTATTCTAGCCTTCTTCAAGGAACAATCACTTATATTCTGGCAAAGTCAGATGTAACGTGGATTCCGTATGAATTCCTTCCTTCAACAGTCCAAACAAAGATGTTGGTCTGTGGAGCAAATAAGGCTCCTATTTTACTTACAGATTGGAAGTACATCTTACAAAATCCAGGTATGCCGGATTGGTCAGTAATCTGTTCAATTATCAAGCATCTTCCAGCACCCGCAGTTGTCTTTATTGCTCGTGACATTCATATTCCGCCGCAAGCATTAACATATTTTCAGAAAGTGATTCCTTCAATTGGGTGTTCTATTATTATTGAACGCACAGAGGCTCAACTTCCTTCTGTAGGATTTTCAACAATGGATTCAATCTTCTTTCCTGTTATTCCTGTTGCAATGATTCAGCCAATGATTCCGGTTTTCCAGCAAATCATAAAACAACTTCCAGCTATGAAAGCAATTGATGTGAATACACTTCTTCAGCAGGTTGCTCCCCTCAAGTTGGGTCTTGTGTTGGCAAAAAATGGAGAAGGAAAATGGCGGATTTATTGGTATCGGCCGGAGGAATCTAAGGCACCTACGGAGGGCCTGATGAAGGGCCAGATTGCGGGTTGGCTCCGCCTCCTAGCGGCCTTGTTGGAATAGAGGGACGAGGGCCCGTAAGAGGACCAGCAGAAGGTGGGGCATTTGTATTAAAAGCAATAGCCTGATAAATGTTGCCTTCACTATCAGGAGTAGTTAACCCTCCTACCGGAATATAGCCATTAGATAGCAATCCCGCAACTTCCTGCTCGAACTTAGGCAAATTACCCAAAGAACCCTTAACAACCTTATAATATATAGGCATTTAAGTGTTTTATCGCACATTTATCTACTCAATTTTTACGTGTTTGCTTGTGAAAGCGCCGATGTTTGCGGCTTTGTCCGCCTCCGCCTCCTCCTGCAGGCCGCTCAACTGCTAAAGCAGTTGAAAAAGGATTTACTTCCACAACTGCTAGAGCACCCGCAGTAGCTGCTGGAGCAACTACTTTCTCAAAAAACTCATTATTTTGTTTAAATAAAAAAGCCCCAACTTTTGGTTGTAACGAACGGTAAAAAGGTGGGGAGCGTTTCATATATACATTACCCCTTGTCGCTAGATGCTCCATAATTTTAGCAGCATGGGTCATTAGACGAACAAAGAAGATATTTCCTCGGTAATCACCCAATTTTTGGAGTATCCCATGGAATTTGACTTCATTTAATCCACCCTCAAAGATAATGTTGGCCCGAGCAGAAATAGAAGCATCTAAGATACTTTCTGAATAGTCAATTAGACTCCGCCCTCCCGCATTCTTAGATTTAGCATGCCGTGTCCAAATACCCTGCGTATTTATGATTTCTCCCCGACCTCGTGCTTCTTCACCTTTGGCTGCTGTATTTTCTCGGAAAGCTCGTAAGGATTCTACCAACGCATCATTTGATATTTCTACTGCTGGAAGCAATTTCCGCCCTAAAATTTCCGAAAGGTGACTACGAGCAAACGATTTTCCCGAGCCGGGTGCTCCAAAAAGAAATACGAAGTAGGGTTGTGTACCTTCTGGAGGTATACACGCGGCTATGCCCCGACCTTGTGTGAAAATATCCATAGCAGTATCAGGTGTCATTTCTTCACGAGTAAATACACGATTACTTTCGGCTGCAGCAGCCATATCCTATTAATATAATCTGTTTTTAACAGTTTGTATTAATTATCTGCTGGTCGCGTATCCACTACTTTAAAAGAAACGCTTGCCAGCCTTGCGCGTGCCCTTGCGGCCCTTGTGGAAGAGCTTGAACGTGCCCTTCTTCGGCTTGTAGCCAGACGCAAAGAGGTGCTTGACAGCCTTCTTGCCGAGCATCATCTTGCGGCGGCTTACGATGCGTCCGTGCTTGTTGAGTACAAGGTCCTTCTTTGTGAGGCCACCGCTCGTGTGGGCCGCCGTTCCGTGGTAAACCTGAGCCTTTGATCCTACAGCCGGCATTTATATTAAGGGTCAAGATTTTTATGACTGGTCCATCGGTAAGCAATTCTCTAGCAGACCCAATGAAGCAACACGACGATTTTCCAGAGGAATGCTGCTTTTTACAACCTTCTCTTCAAACCATCCGCAGAAGGCATCCATATCCGCCGCTGTATTCATACTCTTGGCCCTTTCTACGCACTTTGTAGACATTTCCTGATAATATTTTGTATCTTTCTTCAGACGACGTAAAGTCCGGATGATTCCTGCAGTATCATCGCGTTCATGATAAATTGCTGCATCACCGCATGCCTCCTTAATTCCAGTCAGGGGACAGGCAATAACCACAATGCCGGAAGACATTGCCTCAATCGCCACTCGGCCATACGTTTCCCATTCACTCAGGATTAGCAAAACCCACGTCTTCTCGTAAACTGATTTAATATTCGGCGTATGCGGATAATAGGTTAAATTCTCATAGCTTGTGCTTGTAATCTGCTTATCATATCCACCCAGAACGCCCATGAATTTGAAATCAGGTGCTTTCTCGGCAAGTTCAACGAAATGTTTTCCTCCCTTGTTTACATTGCAGTTAATCAATGTTACAAAAGTGGGCTTGCGTTGTTCAATTGGAATTACATACATTTTCCAATCTACAGGCGGATGTAACATCATTGATTGTTCTTTCCAGTCCTCTTTGTAATACTCCCGCATCCAGGTTGTATTGAAAACGACCCAGAAACGGTCACCTAAAGGCCCTAAGTCATTCCAGTAATTTCGCTTAATCGCATAAGTGTGAATACAATCCAAAAACGCCGTTTGGAACTTCCGTGCTAATCTGACAGCAGCCGGCTTGTAAATCAATGTACACGCACCAATAACATGTGTCCGGGGTAGCAGAACATTCAGCAGGTCGCGATTACGTAAATCAAAGCACCGGACACCTTCGTAGACAACAGGCGGAAAGCCGGGAACACCCACCCAGACTTCGTGGCCCTTAGCTAACAAAGCCAGATTCATCGCATGCGTACACATCTCGTTGCCGGACGCCCAATAGGGAGGATAGCCATTTGTTATCCAGACAATACATTTACCAGAGACAGTCGGAGCATGAACATCAGATTCATTCCAATAGGGTAAAGCATCCAATTCTGCTCGGGACTTAGATAAGACATAAGGAGGTCTTTCACTAACAAAAAATGAAAGAGCAGCCAGTGCTACACAAATAAATAATATTTTATCCCATTTCATCTTCCCTATGGTCTGCGGGGGTTATTCTCCTAGATTCGTTAAAGTCTTCACAACAGTCAGTCCATGGTATCCGAGTGCTGCAAATCCAAACATTAGCAGCATTTCAAAGAAACGGCGGCTTGTCTGTTTTCCATACCAACCAATCACCATCAGAAGCGGAGCAACCAGCAGAACGTGTATTAGGTTAATCCAACCACTTTCATAATCTGCACGACTATAGAACTTATATGCGTGATAGAAAAAGATTCCGATACCAGTCGCACCAATGGCCATGTACGCTGACTGCGGCAACTTTTCACGGGCTAGGCCAATGTATATTAATACGGGAGCAATTACAAGTGCGTGTCCAAGTGCGACGTAAAAATGAGCGTCCATTCTATTATAGGGTGGCATCTTTTAGTGAAGCAGGCGGATTCTGTATCCATTTAATCATCTGCAGCATATCGGGCACCTTCTTCTCAGCCACGCACTGTTGAGCATACTTCATAAAGCGGAAAATATTATTGGGCTCATAGACACCGGCCAAGTGAAGGCAGAAATCACCAGGCAACCATCCCTCCCGTCCCTCAGTGGGAAAGAGATAGGCATTAATACACTTGAAATCGCGGCGAAGTTCAATGCCCGCTTTAATCTCGGCGTCCCGTTCCCATACCCGAATCATTCCGGCATTCTCCCACCAGCCGTGGTAAAGCAAATCCGTCTGTTCACCCGTTTCCTTGAGCCAACGTCTTACCACCGCTGACCGTCCTCGTGCTAAAATCTGCCCGCTGTTAATATTTCCACAGCCATCTAGCCACCAGGCGGCGTGCTTCCCTTCATCCGAACCAAAAATCCCAGCAATTAAATCCTCTAGCCGGATATCAGGATTGGTTACAAGACTGTCTGCGTCAGAGAACCAAATCCAATCATACGAATCTAGCACAGACGAAAAGAAGGGAATCTTTGACCACGGAATGGGTTTTGTGCGGTCCCAGAATTCCTCTCCCCCAAGAATAAAATCATATCCGTGACGCTTAGCATAGTCCCGCTTGCTTTGAAAACCGGGCTCCATTGCTCGTGTGTAATCAGGCCCAATACAGAGCGTCACAATCGCAATCTTCATCCTGCTAGTTCCTTCCCGTTTGTTCCTTATGTTTAAACTAAGGCGTTAAAAAATTGAAGCCCAAGCAGCCACACGCATAAAGCACAGAAAAGATGTACCATCGTAATAACCAGAATGAAATCTGCTGTAACCAGTGTAGTTTAATTGTAGCTGGGGATAAAGCCAGTACAATGCATTATCATATTAAGCGTATCCATGAGAAGACTCTTGACCACGTTTGCAAGTATTGCGACAATTATTCAACTTATCAGAAGGGTCTGCTGGACCAGCACATTAAGAACAATCATGCTGATAAGTTGATTCTACACACTCAGTCGGCTGCTATGCTTAAGAATTATGATTGCCCCTTCTGTCCAGTTAAGTCTACAAATAAGGGGAATCTGAAGACGCATCTTGCTAGAAACCACGCGAACTGGATTGAGGAGTATCGGCCAAATAAGTGCTGTCAGAATTGTGGAGCAGGAGGCAAGGATGGAAAGGCGGCTAAATCTGCCACTTCTTATTATTACCATTGCTTGACATGTGTTCCGTCCAATGACACGACAGTAGCCGAAAAGATTAAGAAGGCTCTAACCTAAACCCGCTGACTCATAATAGAGTAGGGACAATGAAAACTGACATTTTTTGTGATGGATCTGCTAGAGGCAATGGACAAAAAGGAGCACGTGCTGGTTACGGTGTAGCAGTCCTCTTGGATGGTTATGTATTTAAGCGTATTTCGGAGAAACTCCAGCCGGATGAGCCACAGACAAATCAACGGGCTGAACTGCAGGCTTTTTATCATGCCATGCGAATCACGAAAGAAAGACAAACCCAAACTACAATTTATACAGACAGTATGTATTCTATAAATTGTATTACAGTTTGGGCTGCTGGATGGAAGAAGAAGGGATGGAAGAAAGCGGACGGGAAACCTGTTTTACACTTGGACATTATTGAGCCGATGGTTGCTTTGTATGAAGAAATCAAGCCACTGCTTGTCATAAAGCATGTGAAGGGACACCAGGCTGGCAACAGCTACGAGGCACAGGGAAATAACTTAGCGGATGAATTGGCTACACAAGCGGCAGATTCTTAATATGTAAAATTAATCCATGAAGTGTATGTAAAAGTTGTATTTGGTCCAGCATAAGTTGTATTTTGTGTATGTAAGCGAACAAAGGTGACACCGTCAGCACTACCGTCAACTGTCCACTGTGTAGGATTTCTACCTGGTGTTGAGTCATTCGCACTTGCCCAACGATACATATTCACCGTGATAGGAGAAGCAACAGTAACTGTGAATAAAGCAGGAACAGCTAAAGCAAGTGCTTTTGAACCTATGTTATTATCAACAGCAGCGGGAGCTGGTTCTGGTCCATACCACTGATTTGGTGTTCCTGCTGTTGATATGCTTGGAGATACAAATACAACTTGAGTATTATTATAACCAACTTGAAACTCTGATATTTGTATATAAGTATCAGTATTACCAACAGTGATTGTCCATCTGAAACTAGTAAAAGCAGTAATTCTTTTACTAGTAATTGATATTCTAGAATTTGCCAACGACAACGTTGTTACAGCCCCCGCCGGCTGTGTTGCGTTCAAATGGGCACCGGGCAGAGATGAAGTTAATCCCCATTTTTGGGCCAAATACGATTCTACTTGCTGTTTTGCCGAATCTGAGATTGCTTTATTAAAAATTATCATTTCATACATCTTTCCAACATAGTTACCATATAAGCATCCGCCAATAGATTGATTTCCTGAAAAGGAAGGTGCTTGATTAAATGCTTGCGTCAAAGGTGATAGTTGTCCATTAAGCCCAATATCACGTGAATTTACACTAGAACCAAACCATCTACACGCCCATATGCGAATGGGTTCAGTAGCATCGGAACCTGAATAAGCAGGAACAGTATAGTCCAAATCAACTATTGATGCTGTTGTAAATCGCATAACTGTAGTTCCATTATAACCAAGATATAGAGGGCCGCCGCCACCAGCAGTATTACCAATGAAAAAGCCTAATCCGCTTACTGCTCTTTTTTCAACAACGAATATTGTATATGCTACTGAAAACATAGTCATAAAAACACTTGTATTAAGAGGATATTGCATTCCTGATGTAAACGTTAATCCTCCTCCCGATGTATAGAGTGCTTGATTAGCAGTAGTTGCCTGTGTAATTGTTTGACCCAGTCCGGACTTATCTACCCATGTAGCAATACTGGCTCCATTTGCTGGAATCACACCATTTCCAGCAGGATCTGCCCCATCTAGCCAAAGGGAACAACCCGCAATTTGCCGAGGCGCAAATACTTTATAAAAGGGCACCATTGTAGCAATATTCCTTTTCACTACTGTATTTTTAAGATATGTTGACCGATACACTGTGCTAGTAAGACCGGGATGACCAGCACCCAATGTTAACCCCCATTTTTGAGCTAAATACGATTCAATCTGCTGACGTGCAGTATTACCGAGTGGGCTAGCCGTTGATGTAAAATACATTAAAATCTCATGAATATATCCGTTCATATAGAGACCAGCTACTGGAGGCGTTCCACCAGAACCATTCTGATATGCTCCGATTAGCAAACTATTTCCAGTTGTTAAGTTTGAAGAATCAGAAAGACCTACTGAAAAAACTGAAGATCCATTCTGATAAAGATAAATAGTACTTCTATCCCAAACCATATTTAGCAAACGAGCAGAAGTACTAGTATCTGAGCCTAAACCGCTATTATTTACAGCACCTCCAGTTGCTTCCACAAGCGGAACCATTGTTCCACCACTTCGTACTAAACTATATCGTGCTGCTGATGATCCATATAATGATTTTCCTACAATAGCCCCATCCGCAGTAGAGTTGAATTTAGACACAACAAAAATATAGATTTGATTTGTTCCCATATTCAAGTTATTTCCCAGATTGAAGTATTGTGAAGAACCATCAAAACTAATACCCGGAAAACCATTTTGAACATTTGCTACTAGTGTAGGATTATTAGCAGCAGTAGCAGTAAGGGCACTTGTTGATTTGTCAATCCATTGAGTTATATTTCCACTTGTTTGTGTTATTGTCGTTGCATCGGAAGCATCTAGCCAAAGTACAAGACCTGCTGTTAGGCTTGGATTGAATCCATATGGTGTTGTTTTAATAGACATCCTATTTCAACAGCAGAATATACCGATTCAGAAGACGCGACGCAATTATGAGATTCTATAAGCAATAACAACTATACCTGTGCCACCTGTTCCACCAGCAGAACCAGTTCCAACACGACCATAGCCTCCACCTCCAGACCCAGTATTAGCTGTTCCATTTCCAGCAACACGAGCACTATTTAATCCTCCAACTCCACCAATGCTAGAACCTCCAAGGCCAAAATTTGTATTGTCTGTATCAGCAGTTCCACCCCCTCCACCGCCTGCTACTAAATAATTCTGGCCACCTACAACATAGGTATATCCAGTGCCTCCCCAACCAGGCCCAGCACTTGTCAATGCATTACTGCCTACACTGCCCATTCCGCCACCCCCGCCACCACCATATCCGGACCCATACGCTCCTCCTAATGTTCCCATATTTGGCCCGTTTGTTCCGTATCCACCAGCATATCCTTGATTTCCAGAACCGGGTGCCGAAGCTCCAAGAGGACCCATACCACCACCGCATCCACCAGTAAGTCCATTTACATTATTATCTGCTCCTCCGCCACCGCCTCCGTTGCCTGTTAATGTTGAAAATGTAGTTGCTCCACCTGAAGTACCGTTTATTCCTGGATTGTTGCCACCGGAAGCACCAGCACCACCATTACCAACTGTAACTGTATATGAACCGACACCAATTGAAAAAGCGGAATTATAGACAGCACCACCAGCACCTCCTCCACCACCGTTATAGTAGCCGCCACCTCCACCACCTCCGCCAACAACAAGAGCTTGTACACTTGATGGATTTGCTGTAACTGTAAAAGTTCCACCGGGATATGTGAAAGTATGAAATTTATATGAGCCAACAGTTGTGATTGTACCGCCTGTTGCTGAAATAAAACGTGGTGGTAAGCCAACAATCTTAAATTTCGTATTTGCGACTGTAGTTACAGCCCCTGCCTGCTGCGTTAAATGTGAATGGCCAACCGGAATTGAAGCAGTCAAACCCCATTTTTGGGCCAAATAGGATTCTACTTGCTGGCGTTGAGCGGTTGAGAGGGATGTATTGTAGACAATAAACTCATAATGAAATCCTGTAAGAGCACCGTCACCGGGATATGCCAAACCGAGATAGTTATTTGTATTTGCTTGTAGCCTAGCACCTGGAACTGCAGGAGAATCTGTACTTGAACCAGCAAAGTTCAAGGTAATTGTTCGCGTACTCCCAGTGGCATACCATGTCTCAGCAATACTAATAACATTAGCAGTGTATGTGTTTGAAACAAGTAAATCGTTGATACCATTGGACCACCAATAGGTTTGGATTACATTATTAGCACCATTTGTTCCTAATCGCACAGCAACAGTTGACCGAGTAGAACCAGGAACGCCTCCACCAAATAAGCTATTTACAGACCCTGTTGTTGTTGTAGTGAAAACAAAAAAATATGTGTAAGAACTGTCATTAAATGGAAACGCACCGTTTGGTAGAGTGAAATAGGCTCCAGAACTGGTAGCAATTCCTTTAGAAGAGAGTGTGTAAGTAGGCGTATTTACAGCAGTTCCATTATTTCCATTTCCTGATTTATCAGTCCATGTTGAAACAGTAGCACCATTTGCTGGAATCACACCATTTCCAGCAGGGTCTGTGCCATCAAGCCAAACCACTAAACCTGAAATCTGTCGCGGTGAAAACTGAGTATAATACGGAGTGGGTTTAACACTATTCGGTACTAAATAATCCGACCTATAGACTCTTGTAGTAAGACCGGGATGACCAGGCACAAGAGATGAAGTTGCTCCCCATTTTTGAGCCAAATAGGCTTCAACCTGCTGTCGCTGAGAAGTTCCTAAGACAAAACTATAAAAAATTACTTCTGATATTGTACCAACAAATCCATTTTGTGCTAACGCACCATTTGTTCCCGAAGAACTTGTTCCAATTGTCATTATACCACTAGAACTAAAACTAGTTGACCCAGCTGTATCTGCTGTTCCATTTAAATACATAACATTTGTTCCGCTGCTATTTGTACCACAAACAATATTTGTAACATTATTGTAAAAAAGTAAATTAGCACCACTACTATTACCTTGACCATATGGATTCCATGCAATAAAGGATGGATTTGTATTATCCATATACCATGTTGCTCCACTACCAACGGAACTTCCATACGGGGTATTCCATGTTGTGGATGTTCTTCTTAAAACCATAAATAAAGTTTGAGCAGATGGACCAGATGAGATTCCGGAAACATAATAGTAATTAGCTCCAAAAGTAACATTAGAAGTTGTAGACGAATAAGAAGGAGCCGTTGCTCCTGTATAAGCAATTGCGTTATTTCCACTTCTAGATTTATCAACCCATGTTGCTAAAGTCCCCGAGCCTGGAACTACACCTGTTCCTGCTGGATCCGCTCCATCTAACCACAAGGTACAGTTTGAAATCGCAGTGGGTGAAAAAGCATATGCTGTTCTTACAATAGACATTCCCTATTTCAAGAGCAGAATATACCGATTATGAATACGCACCTCATATTTAACTGTAGGTAAATGGAATCCATGACGTATATGTAAAAGTTGAACTTGGCGTTGAATAGGTTGTATTCTGTGTATGTAAACGAACAAATGTAACACCATCTACGCTACCATCAACTGTCCATTGTGTTGGATTTCTACCCGGTGTCACGTCATTCGCAGTTGCCCAGCGATACATATTAGCCGCTATCGGTGTCGCAACTGTTACAATAAGAACTAGTCCAGAAGTGCCTATACCGAGTCCTTTTGTATTTAAGTTATTATCTACTGCTTGTGCTGGACCTTCACCCGCTCCGGTATTCCAACTTATACTTGAACCGGTTGTTGCTGTTGTTGGTGAAGCAAATACAAGTTGAGTGCCATTGAAACCAACTTGAAATTCGGAAAATTGAATAAGAGACTCGGTGTTTCCTGCTGTTATTGTCCATTTGAAACTAACATATCTTCGTGGCACGCTTACAGTTCTATAGTTAGCTAACGCTGTTGTAGTTACAGCCCCTGCTGGTTGTGTTGCATTCAAATGGCCACCGGGCAGAGACGCAGTTAGGCCCCATTTTTGGGCCAAATAGGATTCTACCTTTTGTCTATCACTTAATCCAAGAACTGTATTATAAATTATTATTTCATTAATTGTTCCAGTAAAATAATCACCTCCATTACCTGCTCCAATGCGTGTTGTAGAAGAACTTGAAAAAGAAAGTGATTGAAATGAACCAAAGTTAGAACCGTATGTAGAACCTGCTCCTTGACCTCCAGTAAACTGCGTTGTTGCAAGTGTCAAGGTATTAAATGTAATTCCTCCATATCCAGTTAAAGAAATACTACCAACAGCCCATGAATCATAACGTAAATCATATGCTGAAGAATTACCAGCAGAACTTGTAAGTACATTTATATCTCTACCATTATTTCCACTAGCACCTATAATACAATTAAATCTATTAGCAGTTGAAATTGGTATAGTACTTGTAAAAACAGCAAAAAAAGTTTCATTTGATGGTACAGCAGATAATGATGTTTGAAGGTAAGTGGATGATCCATTAAATGATACTGCTTTTGTTGTACTTGAGTAAGTAGGAGAAACGCCACCTGTAGCATTATTACCAGCAGTAGATTTATCAGTCCATGTTGTTAATGTACCACTAGATGGTATAACACCGTTTCCAGCAGGATCAGCTCCATCTAACCATAAAGCACAACCCGCTATGCTCCTCGGCGAAAAAGCAGTATAATAAGGAATTGCCCTCATAATATTTTGCTTTGTATAATCTGCCCTGTAAAGTGTTGTAGTTAGACCAGAATGACCAACAGGTAGTGAAGAAGTTAATCCCCATTTTTGGGCTAGATATCCTTCAACTTGTTGACGCTGGGGAGCACTAAGGGCAATATTATAAACAATCACTTCTCCAATATATCCGTTCCATGGCTGATTATCACTTGAATATCCTAAGTTTGCGCCAATCATATACGCGCTAATTGAAAAGTTTCCAGATGATGCGTTTGTATAGACTGTTCCTCCATTAGTATAGACATATTCATTCGTTCCATCATAATATGCTGTATGAAGTGTATTTGATGAATATGTGATAGGAGAAGAGATTTCAGTTCCATTACGATAAATTCCAACTTGTGCACTTACTCTTCTCTGAAGTGCTGTATATGCGTTATTAGCATAATCAATTGTTCCAGAAGCAGCAAGACTGATAAGACGACCTGCTGCACCCGATGACGAGTTGAGAGTAAAGACAGAAAAAATAGACAATGTATTTCCTGTAATACTTATACTTCCTGTCAGTTTCTCAGTTCCTGTAAATGAAAGTGCGGAAAGTCCATTAATCGCAGACGATACGAGTGGAGGTGCTGCTGTAACATACGTAGCATTTGCTTTTACAGTACTTTTATCAAGCCACGTTGAAACAGTAGCGCCTCCACCTGTAGCAGCAGGATCTGCTCCATCTAACCACAAAGCACACCCCGTGATTGAAGTCGGTATAAATCCATATGCCACCTTTTGCAAAGACATTCCCTATTTCAACAGAAAGAATATCAAACTCATAAAATAACTAAGACAAACCAAATCGGGATTTAGAAGCAGAATAATTCGTTGAGACCTCCGTAGATGTAAGAGCACGACTATAAATACGAACAATTGAAATATATCCACCCCAATAGTCAGCTAAATCCCATCTACGCATAATATGAATTCCTAAACTGCTAGAAGCAGGTGTGCCACTTGAAGCTTGTGTTCGTGTTGATACAGTGTTAATATAAAGTGTTATTGTTGTTCCATCATATGTTCCAACAATATGATACCAACCTGTTGAAGGCAAACTATAGTCGGTAGCAGTAGTATACCACGAACCATTGAAATACGCCGCTTGTAAAGAAGTATAACTGCCAGTGCTTGAACCAATTGTAAAATTAATAGGAGTACCACTCCAAACTTCACTTAAAATACAAGGACTGCCGCCACCATTTGTCGCATTATAATAATGCCAAATTTCAACAGTCCATGTTGTTAGTGCAGAAAGCGACGCTGAAGTTTTGGCATATTGCGAAGAACCGGGAACAAAAGATAAATAGCCGCCATTGGCCGAATTATACGTAGGCGAATTATATAGTGTTGTTGTTAATCCCGAGCCAGCCAAGTCACTCCATGTAGAACCCGAACCAGGATAAGAAGCAGCATTTCCAGCATCCAAATGAAATAAAAGTCCAGCCGAAACAAATGCCGCCGGTCTAGCACTCATGGATATAATGGATTTTACAATACCAAGTTGCGGTCCGCCTCCAGGATTAGTATAAAATGCGTGTCCTGCTGGTAATGACCCTGTTAAGCCCCACTTTTGAGTTAAATAGGATTCCAGCAGTTGTCTGTTCGTATCACTCATTGTTCCAGTATAGACTAAGATTTCGCCAATTTCTCCTGTGATGGCAAAATTATCGCCTTTTCCAATTGTAATTGTTGTTACAGATGCGTTGTAAGAAGTTGAGGCCGGTGTTGTTCCGACATTTCCATTAATATATATCTTCTTAACGGAAGAAATGCGTGTTCCAACTTGGACAACCCATGAAGGAGTTGTAGCAGAATAATCAGATTCGTTTGCATCACCATATTGATAAAAGTTGTATTTATTTCCACTAAATCCGAGACTCTGCGACGAAGAAGCAACCGTGCCAAGACTGAGTACCGTGTTTGTTCCAGCATTGTATTGATACCAAACAGCCACTAGTGTAAAATCTCCGGTTCCAACCGCCGAAGCAATAGAAGATGTTATCACATTATTGCTAAAATACATAGTATTCTTTCCGCGTTGCGATGTAGTTCCATATGTTGGTCCCGATGTTATAGTCACTGTTCTTCCGGCCCCCGATTTATCAGTCCAAGCAGTAATTGGAGCTGTGCCAGTGACTGTGCTAGAATCCGCAGCATCCAACCATAGGACACAGCCTCCAATTGATGTTGGTGTAAACACTCTAAAATACGGTGTCTTTGTAATACCCGGTCTTCTTTGAATAGTGGTACTTGACTTGGCTGCCACATAATACGTCCGTGTCAAGCCAGGATGACCTGCTGGAAGCCCTGCAGTCAAGGCCCATTTTTGGGCCAAATATCCCTCAACTTGAAGCCGTTCTATTGCAATAAGGGGTCTATTAAAAAAGATGATTTCGTAAATAATGCCGTTCAAGCCATTTGTCATGCTTGTTGAACCCGACCAGCGTGCTCCTACTCCATAACCAGTACACGTTCCCGCAGTATATCCAGCTGTTACATTTGTAGCATTTGTGCCGTTCAAAAAACCAGAACCAATTGTGGCATTCATATTGTCATTGTAAATCGCTTTTACAAGTTGTGTTGAATTTCCAATATCAGAACTATACGAACCAACATTTCCATAAAAACGCAATCCATTAGTAGTTTCAATTGTCATTCCACTTGTACTTAACCAGTCACTATCAGTTGATGGATTTGGTATCAAAGGAAAAACACCAGTTGTGCCCGTATGAGAAGATTCCTGCATAACAATAAAAATAGAACGCTGTGAAAGATTTTGAGCAAATGACAAGTTATAGAAAAAAGCCGACCCGTTAAAATTAACGCCACCGCCTGCCACATATGTTGGCGTTCCGCCTTTCGTAGCATGCTTTGCTGAAAGGGATTTGTCGTTCCAAGTAGAAACAGTTGCTCCTGTAGAAGGTGCTACACCGGTTCCAGCAGGGTCCATTCCATCTAGCCAAAGAACACATCCGGACATCTGTGCTGGAACAAAGAAATCAATCTTATTTGTTACAGGCATCCCTATTTCAGTGGCAGATTATCCACTCTAAGGTGCGGCTGATTTATAAGGGTGCCCAGCCGCTAAAGGTGTTTGAAGTCCCCATTTCCATGCTAAATATCCTTCAATCTTCTGCCGATCCGGGTCACCTAATGCTACATTAAATATGAGCACTTCGCCAATAGAACCAATCCAATAT